CGACAGGGCGCGCGGGCCGCGCACGGCTAACACGCGGAGGATCCGCGCGCCCTGTCAGAGAGATGGCCCGCCGGAGCGGGCCTGGGTGTGCGCCGTTGCCGCAGCCTTACGGCGTCGGGCGGTGCGTGGTGACGGCGCCGGAGCCGCGGATGGTGATCGTCGCCTTCCAGACGTCGTTGTCCTGGCTGGTCACCGCGAAGTTCTGGACGAAACCGTCGAACTGCTTGGACAGCACGTCAGTGGGCGGGGTGATCTTCCCGGCCACTGCGACCGGCTTCGCCGCTCCTTCAGTTTCCGACTTCGGCGCGGTCACCAGCCAGTTCACGACGGCACCGGTCTCGTGCAGCTCTTCCAGCTTCTCGTGGTCGACGCTGTCGTAGATGATCTCGATGCTGGTGCTGCCGGTCTGCTTGCGGCCAGCGACGAACTGGTCCCAGTCGTCGTCGTAGTCGGAGATATCGATCTCCGATGCCTGGCCATCGGGGAAGCCGACCGAACGCAGGCGGGTCACCTTGATGACCTCGGCCGCGCCGATGGCGACGAACAGCTGGGAGTGCTTCGACTTGATTACCTGTCCCATAGGGATTTCCTTGTATTGCGCCCGTCGCCGGGCATGAAAAGGCCCCTTGCGGGGCCAGCGGGTTGCCGTTGTGTGGTTCAGCGCAGTTGCAGGAGCCTGGCGTCGAAGGAAATGCCAAAGGCGTCCGTGCCGTCGCTGTCAGGCGTGGGGTTGTAGGACTCGATACTGCCTACGCGCTCGATCGCGTCGCGGATGGCAACGGCCGCGCCGTTGGCCTGCGTCAGGGCTTCGCCCCACACGGTCAATCGGACTCGCCAGCCGTCGGCCGGCGGCGCCTCGGACAGCATCGCAGTGGGCGAGCCGCCGACCACCTCCCATGTCGCGTAGGGGAGTGCTGCATCCTGTGGCGCGGTTCCCGGCCACAATCGGATCGGGTCGCCCAGCATGTGCCGAACCGCTGCATCACCCTGCAGCAGGGACTGGATCAGGGGAACCATCATCGCCAGCCATCCTTCTTCAGCTGCTTGTCCAGCGCCGCCCAGGTTTCATTGATGATCACCTGCGCCGCCTCCGGCCCCTTGGCCTCGCCTGCCGGCGTGAGGAACGGCTCGGCTCTCATCTTCCTGGTGCCGAATTCCTTGAAACGCCAGTAATAGGCCCAGCCCGCCTCCTCATAGACCTTCCCGACGCGGCCACGGCGCCGGTTGCGCTTGGTGTTGGCGTACTTGCGGTGGCGACCGGTCTTAACCCCAACCGTGAAGTACTCGCCGCCTTGGCCTACACCTGCGCGCTGCCGGCTTTTGGTGTTGGCCCGACGGGTGATGATCTGCGAGGCCATGAACCCCGATGCTCTCGGAGCCCGGCGCCGGGCGTCGTCGCGGATGACGTTGCCACCCTTGCGCATACCGGCTTGCACGGCTCGCCCTTGAATCGCCTTGGGTGCCTCCCGCAGTGAACGCAGGAGGCCGTCCAGACCGTCGATCTTCACCTGCTCAGACATTGGTCAACCCCGCTACGGCGATGACCGCCATCTCGCTGCGGTCGTTGCAGGGTGCGATGCTCTTGATGTCGAAGGCACGGCCACGGAACACGATCCGCCAATGAGGATCAACGTCACGCGGGCGGATATCGAACCGAACCTGCTCCCGGTAGCGCTCGGCACCGGCGGCGACCGCCTCTGTCGTTGCCGCAAGATTGTTGGTGGCCTTGGCCCACACACTCACAACCTCGACCCACACCGGCTTACCTGGGCCGCCCAGCGGGTCGCGCGGTTCGGTCTTGCGCTCGAAGCGGATACGGTGCTGCAGATCGCCATCTAGAAGCGTCATGGCATCATCACCCTTCGGTATGGGCGCAGCAGGCTCTTGGCACCGTTGGGTAGCTCGACCGCCTGAGCCCCCACGACCACATCCGTGCGGTTCGCGTAGAGGTGACCGAGCGTCAGCAGGATGGCAGAGAAGATGCTCGGATTCGCAACAACGCCGTGGATGCAGGCCTCCGCCTCTACTGTCGCCTCGCGATGGGCGACAACCGCCAGCCGTATCGCGGCGGTGCGCTCGTCCCCATCCTCAATGAACGCCGCATCTGCCAGCGCCTGGCTTTTTGCAAGCGCAGCGGCCTTCATTACGGCTGGGTAGCTGCGCCTTGCCAGAGCCAAGGCGTCGGCGTCCTCGTAGATCCGCCGATTGAGGTATGCCTGCGCTGCATCCTGCGCGCCGGAAATGGCGGCCTGCAGCTGTTCCTCGGGGTAATCGGCCTCAACTCGCACATGCGAGCGGGCTTGTGCGAGTGAGACGATGGGCATATCAGTCCTTCTTCCCTTCAGCCAGAGCCGCGGCCAGCTTCTCCGCCCCCCAGCGTTTGTCGAACGGGATACCCGCAGCTTCAAGCTGCGCCATCAAGGCCGGCTTGTCTTCGGCAGCGACCTTGCCCTTGTCGTCCTCGCCGGAGAGCTTGTCAACGGCCTGGGCGATCAGCGCCTCGCGTGCGCTGTCCTCGAGCGCGTTCCAGTCCTCCACCGACAGCCCCGAGGCTACGTGTGCGCGGCCAACCACGTCGCCCAACGACAGGACACTGCCGTCGGAAAGCTCGAAGCTCTCCGGCTGAACACTGGAGCCCAGCAGGAACGCGGGCGGCGTGTCTGCCATCAGGCTGAGCGCACCGACAGAGAGTGCGCCGGCCTCCAGCTCGGGCGGGCAGTCATCGCCGGCAACGAACTGGACGGGATAGATCTCGCCTTCCGGCACTCCACGGAAGGGCTTGATGAACTTTGCCATTGCGGCTCCTCGATCACATGATGGATGCCGGGCGGCGCGAGGCCGCCCGACGGGTGGGTGATCAGGCCGAAGCCGCGATCTTGAGGGCGCGCATCGGCTCGGGGTTGTGTACACCGCCGCCCACGCGCTTGGTGGTGTAGAACATCACGTAGGGCTTGTTGGTGTACGGGTCGCGCAACACGCGCACGCCCTTGCGGTCGTACACGGTATAGGTCTGCTTGAAGTCGCCGAAAAGCGCGGCGATGGCGTTTGCTGCCACATCCGGGATCGCGGCCACGTCCTGCACCGCAAAGCCGGCCAGGGTCGACGGCTGACCCGCCACCAGCGACGGCTGCCACAGGTAGTTGCCCTGGGCATCCTTGAGCTTGCGCACCACACCCTGGGTCTTGCGGTTGAGCGCGAACTTGGCGCCCGCGGTGAATGCCGACGGCAGGTCATAGACCAGGTCCAGAATGCTGTCACCGTTGATGCCGGCCGCCAGCCCGCTGTTCACGGCCTTGATGGCACCGAACGGGTGCTTGGCCGCGTTGGCGCCGCCTTCCACGTAGGTCAGGATTCCGAACGGCTTGTTGACGCCATTACCGGAGAAGAACGCGTCGCCCTCCTGCTTGGCGAACTCCAGCTCGACCTCGCCCGCCAGCCATGCCTCCAGGTCAATCTCGGCATCGTCCAGCAGCTGCTGGGTCGCCGCCGGATTGGCGTAGATTTCGCCCCAGCCGAAGCTGAGCGGACGCAGCTTTGCCGTTGCGGTCTCCGGGCGGGGATCTTCTTCGCCCACCCAGCCCGACGAAGTGCCGCCGGTGTTGTAGAGCTTGGTCAGGCCCGCACCGGAGCAGGGCTGCACGTTGGCCAACTGCCGCATATCCGACACGATGACCAGGCGATCAGTGATCGAACGATCCCATTCGACAGGGGCCAGGTATCCACCTTCATCGGCCGCGCCCTTGTTCAGGGCCGCCTGCACTTCACCCTTTCGGAAGTGGGCACGGAAGGAATCGGTGTACTCGGCATCGGCGACACCGCTGCCGGCGCTACCGCCGCCCATCTGGAACGCGGCCATCTGGGTGTTGGCCTGGTCGACCGCAGCCTGCAGGCGGGTGATATCGGCATTGATGTTGTCGACCTTCAGGGCCTGCAGTGCATCGGCGCTGCCCTTCTTGATCTCTTCGAGCTGCTTGGTGTGCTCGGCCTTGAACTCGGCGAATGCCTTGTTCAGCGACTCCACCAGCGCCTTCACGTCGGGCTGGCTGCCACCATCGGCGCGCACGGAAACGAGGCCGCGCGGGACGCGGCCGTGGGTCATCTTGGTCATGTGTTGGCCCTTAGGCTTTGATGTTGTCGAGAAGGCCCTGCAGCAGGGCCGAGGTTTCGTTGCCGCCAGCGCTCGGCGTAGCGGACCCGGCAGCGCTCGGCTTGCCGTTGAACAGCGATTTCAGGGTGTCGCGTCGCATTGATCGAGAGTGGCCTGCCTTGGCCATCGCCGCCTCGACCAAGGCCAGCGCCTTGCGCCCGCCCGATGCCTGCTTGGCATCCTTGGTGGCGGCCGCTCCATCGAGCAGACCATCGGCAAAGCCGTCTTCCACCGCCTGGGCAGCACCGATCCAAGTCTCCTCGTCCATCATCCGAGCCGCCTCGGCCTCGGTGACGCCCGAGCGGGCCGCGTAGACCTTGGCCATGGCCGTGTCGAAGGGCTCCAGCAGCTTTGCCGCGTCGCCCATGTCGTGCCGATTGCCGATGGCCACCGCCCAAGCGTTGTGGATCATCAGAAACGATCCGTCGCCCATCAGGATCTCGTCGCCGGCCATTGCGATCACCGACGCCGCCGACGCGGCCAGGCCCATAACCTGGACCGTCACCCTGCCCTGGTGCTCGCGCAGCAGGTTGTAAATCGCGACACCCTCAAAGAAGTCGCCGCCGGGCGAGTTGATGTTCACCACCACGTCTTTGTCGCCGATGGCGCGTAGGGCGGCGCTGATCCGCTTGGCGGTAACGCCAGTGCCCTCCCAGTTTTCGCCGATCGAGTCATAGATCGAGATGCTGTTCGCGTCGTTGCCGGCGGCGCGGACTTCGGGCTCCCAGCGCTCTAGCGCGTCGGGGCGCATGTCGAACTGGGCGGCGCCGAGGCGTCGCTCAGCACGGATTTCAGGCAGCTGCCGGAGGCTCATTGCTCTTTCCCTCCTGTGTCATGGGGTTGATCAGGTCGTTGGCTCCTGGCTGATCCGATTCCGGATAGTCCAGCAGGTCGCGGATCTCGTTCTGCGTGTGGAACGGCGCCGTACCGCCGGAACCGAGAGCAGCCTTGAAGAAGTCGGCCTGATCCTTGAGCGTGCCGCGCATCAGCGCCCGCACGTTGAACTTGGGCTGGTAGCGCTCCAGGTCCCGCTCGTCGATCAGCGATCGCGCGACCGCCTGCTCCCAGTTGGTGAAGTGCTCCAGCATCGTGTACTGCAGGAAGAAGATGCCGAGCTGCTCGATGCCGGTGCCCCAGCTGGTATCGCTTAGGAACAGGAGCGGTCGAGGCACGCCGTAGAGCCTGGCCACCTCCTCCACCTGCGCGCTGCGGTTCTCGACGTGCTGAGCCTCTTGGGCGGTGCTGCCGAACTTGTTGGCCTTGGCGTTCTCCTCCAGCAGCATCCAGCGCTGTGCCGCGGCAGCGCCGGCATATTCGGTGTCCAAGGACGTGCGCATGCGCTCGTAGGCCACGTCGCTGAGCGCATTGGGCACCTCGATGGCGCCACCGGCCATGTTGCCAGTCTCAAAGATGCGGCTGGCCGCCTGTTCCGCATCCAGCGCTAGGCGGATAGCTCGGTCTGCCAGCTTCATCCTGGACAGGCTCGTCACGCCGTCCACGGATAGGTCGCGGATGTGCAGCACTTCCTCCTGCTTGAGGATGACCTCGCCACGCTTCTTGCTGCTGAATCGGTAGAGCATGCGCCAGTCGTCGCCAAGCTCAGCCCGCACCGCTGGGGAGTCCAGCGGGATCAGGTGGATTGGCCGGCCTGCTGACCACACGATCCGCGCGTAGGCATCCCCGTGCCGCTGCCGGGCCAACTCCATCTGTCGCTTGAACTCCAGCGGGGTCTGCCATGGATTCGGCTTGATTTTCAGCAGGCGGTGCGCGGGATGCTCGGCGGCTATCCGCTTCTTCCCGCCAGACTCGACCAAGTTCAGCGGCAGCATGCCGATGGTCCCGCAGATCAAAGACAAGCAGCGGAGTACCGCCATATTGCGTAGCTGGTAGCCACCGCCGCCGTGGCCGCCCTGTGATCGGATGAACTCCAGCAGCGCCGGATCATTCATTCCCGTGAACTGGCCGGCCTCAGCGCGTGCACTTGGTGGCGCCGCCGGCGGCGGATTCCAGAGCCGGTCCAGCGACTTAAGGTCTTCTTCGTTGAACCTGGACATTGCGTTTCCTATAAGAATCGGATCCCCCGCCGCTCATAGACAGAGGCGGGCGCGACCGATGAATGTGCGGAGCCGAAGGCCATCACTACCGCCACCGCGGCGTCGATCTTGTTGACTGAACGCGCCTTTGACAGCCAGCGGTTCTCCCATTTGTCGCTCTCAATGACGGCAGACATGATTGCGGACACCAGCACGGGGTTTCCGAGCAAGCGGACGCGCCCTTCCAGCAGGGCTTCTTCGAACAACCGGAGCGATCCGGGCATCCAGAGCCCTTCCGGCGGCGGCTTGCCGGCGGCGGCAGCTGCCTTTACTGCAGCCTCCGTGGGCTTGCCCTTCTTCAGGCCACCCTGCGGGTGCTCCACGAACGAGACGGAAAGCCCCAGCTCCTTCACTTCCTCTTCGAACTGTCGGAACGCGTACCGGTCGTAAGCCACTTGGACAATTTCGAAGTCCCGGTCGTACTCGGCCACCGTCTGCGCGACGTGCCGGTAGCTGATCGTCTGCCCCTGCGGGGCGTGCAAGTGGCCTTTGGCAATCCACGTGCGGTAGGGAAGCTTGTCGCGCAGTTCGCGAGCCTTGACCGTATCTCCCGGCGTCCACGCCTCCACCCACGCGTCAAACGTTGGCTTGTTGACCAGGGTTTTCTTGCCCTCAACCTCTACCAGGACCTCCTTCGATCCGGTCTCCACCACCGCACCCAGCGCCGTAATGTCGCGGTTCTGCGACAAGTCCAGCCCGAGATGGAGGCGCTTGCGGTAGTGCTGCGCCTTGTCGAACGACTGCATGGCAGGCTCGACAATTTCGCGGCTCATCCACGCCTGGTCGGCGTCGGTCCACATGCAGAAGTTGAGTCGCAGGATCTCGTTGAGCTTGCTCGGAATCTGCTTGGCGAGGTCAACCCGGCCCTGCAGGTATTCGCCCGTGATGGTGATGCCCAACATCGGGTTTGCTTTCACCCAGCAGGCCGGATCCTCGAGCGGCTCGTCGCCCTCATCAAGCCCACATACGAACGAGAACGTGCGGTCATCAATGACCTCGCCGACGAAGGTCGGATCGTTCACGGCCTCGTGGTGGCCAGCAGCCACCTTGACCGCGTGCTCATGCTCTGCCCAGGCGACGCTATTCCGGTCGCTGCCCGAATTGGTGATCATGAACAGCAGCGGGGAACGGCGGAACTTGAAGCCGTTCTCCATCATTTCGATGATCTTGCCGTCCGCCATCTCGTGTACTTCGTCGGCCAGGACGAAGTGCGGCCGGTAGCCCGAACCAGTCTTGCCAACGTCACGAGACGCGGGTCGGAAGTAGCTCTGCGACTTGTGATGGGCGATGTTGTATTCCTTGCCCTCACCGCCCGAGAACTCCAGCCGCTTCTTCAGCGCCGGTGACGCCTTCACCATCTTGACGGCGTCCCGGAAGAGGATTCCGGCCTGATCCTTGTGCGAGGCCACCGCGTACACCTGGGCGCCGGCCTCCTGATCGGCACAGCGCCCGATGAGCGCGATCCCACCCGCCATCGGCGACTTGCCGTTTCCCTTGCCCTCCTCGATGTACGCGCGGCGGAACCGCCGGGTGCCGTCCCCCTGCTTCCAGCCGAACAGACTGCCGATCTTGAATGCCTGGCTGGGGTGTAGCTTGAACGGCTTGCCCTCGAACTGGCCCTCGCTCAGGCGCAACACTTCTTCGAAGAAGGCGATCTTCTTGTCGGCGGCCTCCCGGTCGAAGTACAAGCCGCGCTCGTGGCCGTCCTCCAGGTCTTTCAGATGGCGGCGGCAGGCGTTGCGCACGTGGGGGCCCGCGACGGTCCTGCCTTCGACCACTGCCAACGGATACTCGCTGGTCCGGCAGTTAGAAGTGCTTGTCGTCCGGGTCTTCGTCTTCGCCTGAGCCATGATTCACTTTCGTCTCATCCACCGGGGTGGCGCCGAGCTTGGATAGCAGTGAGCCAAGCGCCTGCATCGCGGAAACACCCATCTCGGGGTCGGTCGCCATTCGTGCGGCCAAGATGCAAACCTGGCGAAGCAGGAGGCGGTGCCCGGCATGCAGCCATGGCATGTTCTCCACCTGCTCTTTCCAGACGGCCACCTGCTCCTTGGTCATGCCCTTGTACGGAGCGCCGATCGCTTTCGGCCCCTTGGGCGTCTTGCGATTTCGATGCCGTTGCGGATTCTTTGCCGCAGCGCCAGAAACTGCGGCTTTTGCCGCTGGCGTACGGGGATTTGCCATGTTCTCCCCTCCTTGAGGGGGGTCGTCTTTCCAACTGTGGATGCGCGAAGAACAGGGGGCGCACGGTCTAGGAGCCGGCCGACGTCATAAATTCGCCCCCCCCCTACCCCCTTGGCGTGGAACGTCGGGCCGTGGAACCGTCAGTGACCTATCGGCCAACCGTCGTTGTCGCACCCGCGAACCTGCGCGGCGCCGCGCTCCAGTCGCGCCTGATCGCTGCTATGGCAGTTGGCACATTGGCTGTCGAAGGGGCCTGTCCAGAACATCTCCTCCGTCTCTCCGGCAGGGTGGCCGTTGGTGTGGTTGCACACCGTGGCGACCGTGACGTGGCCTCTGGCCTTGCACCTGCTGCACAGCGGCTCACGCTCCAACTGCGCCTTGCGCGTGCGTTGCCAGCGCGCGGTGCCATACAGGTGCGCGAAGGCGCTGCCGCCTGTTTGTCGGGTCCTGCCGCGGCGCGGGGTCGGGTCTGCCGCCATCAGTAGGGCTTCCCGTCCAGGTCGACTCGCTCGGGCTCGGCACCTTCGTCCTGCACCGGTGCGCCGGCTTCCTCACCCAGCAGTTGGGCCACGGCCTGCACCAGCAGCCCGTTGTGCATCGCCAACTCGCCGATCTGCTTGCCCTGTGTCTCGATGGCCCCGATCAAGCGATCGATACGTGCGTCGGTGCTGCCGTCAATGCGGGTAGCCAAGGCTGCATCAGCAGCAGCGCGCGCAGCCCGCTCGGTGGCCAGCTCAGCTGCCAGCGCTTCAATCCGTGCAACGTCCATCAGTAACCCTCGTGGTCTTCAGCACCAAGCCGCGGCGTATGTACCAGTCCAAGCCTTCCGCACTTGGCCGAATGTCGAACAGTCGAAGGAGCCGCCAGCAAGCCAGGCAGACGTGGAACCACCAGCGCCAGCGGACCGTAACTCTGTACCTGACCTCCGCCATCAGAACTCCTCCACTGCCCAGCCGCCGCCATCCCGCTTGGGCTTGACCTTCACCGCAATGAAGCGGAACGGGTACATGGCTGCTGCGATCTTGATCTTGGCCCGGGCGTCGTCCTGCCAGTGCCCTTTCACCTCGTGGCACTCCATGACGCCGTCGGCAGCCATGACTGCGAAGTCCGGGGTGTAGAACGTGTTGTCTGCCAGGCGCAGCTTCATGCCCTCGAAACGGTGCCACTGCACCTCGCCAGCTGCCTGCCGCGCGCGCAGCCACTCGGCATACGCGGCCTCAGTCTTGTTCATCTCGCCAGCCTTCAAGCGGCCCAGTGCCAGCATCCGGCGGTTCATGGCGTCACCGGTTGCCGGTCAGCTGCGATCACGGCCTGGCAGGCGCGGACGTGGTCGTCGGCGTCCCGCCCGATTTGAACAAGAGCGCCCGCGACCTCTGCTCGTAGTTGGCCTGCCTGGTCACGTTCGATGGTGCCGGCGACGGCTTCGGACAGGCGAGCGGTATTGCAGGTGGCGAGGTCGTCGCGCAACTGGAGACGCCCAGCGCGCAGGTCAGCCACAACAGCAGCAGGGACGGTCGCGGCCGCAGTGCGGTCTTCCTCATGCTTTGCTCCAATGGTGGCCAGTGTCTCGGCCTGGGCGTACTCGATGGCACGGGTCTGGTTGACCTGCTGCACCTGAGCGGATCTGGTGCTGGCCTGCTGACGAGCTTCGGCGCCCTCAGCGCGATCATCGCGCCACGCCCAGCCAACGCCGAACATGGCGCCGGACCACAGCATTAACGCGACGACTGCGACAGCGATGCGGTTCACGGCCCGCCCTCGCACATCGCCCGCTCAGCGGCTCGGCGGTTCACAAGGCCCTGTACGCGCTTGCCGCCGGCGTAGACCCAGCGGTCCAGCTCCGGGCACCAGCTCGCGGCGGGCTGGCCAGCGTTGATCCGCCCCACCAGTGTTGAGCGGCAAGCAGCAGCCACGCCGACGTTGTAGGTCCAGCTGAGCAGCGCCGCAGCCTGATGGGGCTGCAGTGGGACCCGGACACATGCCTCAATGCCGACTAGGTATTGCCCGAGCCGGCTGTTCAACCTCTCGGCGCACTCCTGCTCGGTGTAAACCGCTTTCTCCGGGCTGCTGGTATCGCCGTAGCAGTAGGTGGCAACGCCGACCATGTCGACGTAGGGCGTCGCCGAGTAGCCCTCCCATGGCTTTACCAGCGCGGTCGCGGCCAAAGCAATGACGGCGGCGGCGCTGCTGCCAATGATCTTGGCCTTCATGCTCGCGCCCTCTGCCGCCACTCGCGAACCCAGCGCCAGCCCAGATAGCTGATCTGGCCCACCAGGTAGATGATCGTCAGAACCACCACCACGCGATCGAGGTTCGCTCCGGCGGCCACTGCGCCAGCAACCGTCACCGGTGGAGCAGCCTTCGCTACAGCACCAGCGGCAGTGCCAATGATTTCGTCGTGCATGCTGGCCCCATTACTTGTCCGGTTCGGCATTTGCCCCTCCCGGTTGATAGGTGCCCGCCCTTGCGCCGGCGCGGCACGAGAGTTAGTCCTGCTGGGACTTGGGCAAAGAAAAGGCCCCTGACATTGTCAGGGGCCACGGGTTCACTCAAAACACTTCAATTTACGGTTATAACCGGGCTCAAGTACTGCCGCCGTTCCCTGTCCTGCTGGAATGTCATCACCGCTTGCCCTCTACGATTGAGCGCATTTCTAAAGGTTACGGTGATCTTCACTTCCGGCGGCCAACCAAACCCATCTGGCTTCATGGCCACTATTCTCATTGAATCACCTGTACCAAGGAAGCTCTGTTCTTCCAAAACTAGTTTGCACTCACTCGATTCGATACTAACAATCGAGGCATTTGCGCCGTCATTCTTCAGCTGGACGTCGAAAAGCCCTGGCGCGTTCTGGACATAGGGTTCGAAGCTCTGCGCGGAAAAATGGGGAGTATGCATCTCCATCTCTTGCTCGGCACGCATTGCGCTCTCCCTAAGCGAGAATTCCAGAGCATCTCGAGATGCGGCCGCAAGCTCGGCTTGATGCTGGACTGACATTTCCAGCTCCTCCACCTGCCTCTCTAAAGCCTCCGATTGGAGCTTAAGCGCGTCGGTATTCTGACGGAGTTCCGCACCTTGCTGGAAGTAGCCGCACACAAGCCAGAACAACGCCAACGGGCCAAATGCTCCCGCCATAAAATCACCGAACTCGTTGGGCTTCATCATCAGTAGATGATTCCACTCACACCATACGTAGACCCCCATGCAGCACGCATACGCAATAGTGAGAACAACCCCAACCCTAGTAGCGGTCTTGGACTGTTTGGGCACATCGCCTGGCACATCAAAGGACTTTTTGACCATATCTCCCCCTAGTTGATCGAGGGAGCTTACACACAAGAGGTCCCGAACAATAAGCCCCGGCTGGGCCGGGGCTTGCGTCTGGATGCTAGGAAGATTGCACCACTTTTCGATGACCTAGGAAGTCATCGCCATTCAGCCTTGGAAAGTGCCCTGTTGAACTTCCTTGCAGCGCGCGACTCGGCGGCCCGGAAGCTGGCCAGCATCCACTCGTACACTGGCCGCCAGAACCGGCTGTAGGCGGACCAATCGGCACCGATGGCAGCCGCGCGCTTACGACCGCTCAGTGGCTCATGGCCGCTTCCACCGCACTCCACGCAGTTCACGACGCCAGCGACACGTGGATCCAGAAGAACCTTCTTTCCGCCACAGCACGAGCACTCCGGCGATCCGGCCATTTCAGCGATCACCGCCCCTGCCAAGACTCCAAGCTGCTCCATCGTGTTGTTCGGCCAGGCCGCAGCGCGCGCATCGGCCAGAGCCTTTTCCGTACGGAGCAGCTCCCGCCGCTGCGCCTCCGTAATCGCCCCGCCGCACCAGCCCATGCTGGCCTTGGCGATGCCGTAGTCAGTACGGGCGTCGGCAAGAGCGTGCATCTGGCGGGTAAACTCAGGCGCGACCAGGGAGATGACCGCTTGGCGCAGCTGCTCGCGTCTCCGCTGACCACTCTCCGGCCACCACAGCGCCTCCAGCAGTTCGCGACCAAGGCCGGCCGGGGCGTAAGCCAAGGCCGCCAAGATCTCCTCAGTGCTCGGTCCGCCGATGCTTCCTTCGAAGCTCAGTGCCCTCGGCCCCGTCCGGCTCGACAGCAGTTCGCGTGCCTCGTTCATTCCCATGCGCCTTCCCCTTGGTGGTTTGCTCGTGCAGCGCGCGATCGCGCTTGGTTGTCTTCTATTGCGGCACCTGTCACGCCGCACGGTCCCAGCTGGCGGTCAGGCGCTGCACCTGCCCGCCGCGTGCCTCGAACTGCTCCACTGTCTCGGCCGGGCCATCGGCGACCACACGTCCCTTGACCCGCCTGGGCCGGGACACCGTGTTGTGGTCCATCCGCCGCTCGCGTGGCGCACGCTGGGGATTGATCCTCGGCGCCATGGCCCTCGTCTTCTTCATGCTGCCGCCCTCAGTTCGTTGATGTAGGTCTGGTTCGCAATCAGCTCGTCGTCTGAGCCATATGTCTCGTGGAAGGTCCGCGAGCCGTCCAGCAGACTCGGCCCATAGATCTGACGCATCGTCGCGAAGGTGTTCCCCTCCATCGGGTAGCGCATGTGGTGCCATTTGCAGAGGGCGAAGCCGAACATGTGGCCCCGCCGCAGGTTCCCGCTCTTGGCGTGGTTGTAGTCGCAGCCGTAGACAACCAGCGTCGGTTCCAACAGGCCCTGTATCTGCAGCACTAGGCAGGCCATGCAGGGGCCTGTCTTGGCTACTTCCATACGTCTCCTTTGCCCATCCGTGGGTGCGGGAACGGACGAGGGCATTACAATTCCCGCCTAGCCGCGAAGCCGCGGAATGAGGCCTCTATATGGACAGCATTCAAAAAGAACGCCCGGATAGCAGGGACGTTCTCGTTCTCCTGACTATGGCATTTGCTTTTGGCGCTTTCTTCTCGTGGGCACTCTTCTATCGCCCCGGATCGCTTCCACCGCTTAAGGGGGTCGATCCAGCTGCATGGCTGCAAGCGATAGGCAGCCTGATTGCTATCGTGGTGGCAATCGGAGTTCCGACCTTCCTCTACATCAGCGAGCGGGATCGACAGCGCGCGAAGGAGTTGAACAAGGCGAAGTGTGTTTTTGCTTTCGTCCAAAATGACCTTCACACCACGGTACTGATGTTGGGCCACACCAAGTGGATGGTTCAGCAGGGTCAGTTCGCGTCCAGCATCAAAGAGGCCGAAGCATGGGATGCACACACCCGCATACCCGATTCGCTTGTGGAGGCGATGCGAGCAGCACACGAGTTCCCGGCGCTCATTGACGGCCTGATCGAATTCTATTTTCAGATGAACCACACCAACGCATTTGCGCGCTACTTTGCAACCTCGGCAGAGAGCGTCCACCCAACTCAGTTGGAACCGCTTCGCAAGGACGCTGACTACACGCTGGAGTTGGGTAGCAAACTTCAGGATTCCGTGAGCAAGCTGTTCGGTGTGTGATTGGAGCCAGTTCATCCTCATGCCTTCAGCTCCGGCAGCGGGCCGACGTACCAGGTGATCGGGATCTGGCGCATGCCGTCGCGCCAGACAGTCATGCCGCGCGTCGCGTAGACCACCAGCGGCTTGATCCCGTACCCATAGGCCAGATACCAGCCGGCCACCGCCACCGGCTCGGACACCAGGCGCACCTCCAGTTCGACGTGGTCCTCCCTCATGCCGCGGCGTCCTGAGCGGAACCGAGCAGCTCTGCGATCTCGGCCAGCCGCTTCCGGGCGCGCTCGTTCGCTTGCGGACTCGTCTCCACTCGGCCAGCCAGTAGCGCAATCGGATTGAACGCGGGCGTGGCTGGTGGCAGCGACAGGTAATCAGCGACCTGCTCGTGCGCCAGGCGGCCGGCTGCCACCGCTTGCTGCAGCGCTGCGTCCCGTGCGCCGGAGTCATGGCCCAGCGACGGCTGGTAGACGGCACAGCCG